TAGGTTAGCCTCGTCGGTGCTGCAAAAACTAATTGCTCCAGCATAAGAACCAACTCCACCTCCGCTGGTGTTGGCTATATGAATGTCTGCTGTCTGCGATAGGTACGCTTTAGTGTATTGAGAGCCGCCCGCTACCGTGAATTTATTAGTCGGTGCGGTACTGCCGATGCCAACTTTGCCGTCATTTTTAATGATAAACGGAGAGGCACTATGGACATACATATAGGTGCTAGACGGGCAATCAGTATCACCGTAGTCTTGATTTACTACAAAGGGGTAATAATGTACTCCTACTTTCCCTCCATCCTGCGCCCAAAAACCAGTATTGCCAGAACTGTCAGTTGTTTTAAGAGTAAGTCCAGTAGAAGCACCAGCTCCTTTTATTTCTAATCTTGAGTCTGGATCAGTTACGCCTATGCCACACCGACCATTCCGATCCAGCACCATCGCTTTCGTCTTGTTGTAGGAATTGCTAGTGGTAAACGATAACCCGCTATGGCTTCCCCAATTATCTACATCAAACGCCTCAATAGATGAATATTTATTCGCCTCATTTCCAGATGCTCCCGGCCCACCTGACGTTGAAAATCTTATCCCTGCACCACCCCCATTGGAGGCTTGGTTGTTGGGGTTAGTAACAGATATGCCATATTGTGTAGATGCTGAGTCGCTTGTCTTTACTTCAAAACGCAACCCCGGAATACCACCAATGCCAACGCCCGTGTTCGTAATATTTACCGCAGTAGTGGTCAGTAAACTGTCTGCACTATTAGAATTATTTAACCCCAGCTTTAAGCAGTTTGTGTCATAAGCAATTAAACCTGAGTGGTAGTTGCCTGAGTTGTTAAATAAAAGTATTCTGGTTCCGCTATTCCCGTTACCAACAAACAAGTCGTAATCGTCGTTAGGGTAAGCTCCTGTGGTATTTGTTCTTCCGACAATTGCTGATCCAGCTACATGGAGCTTTGCGCTGGGATCAGAACCTCCCAAACCTATACCAACGCCAGTAGTAGTTATCCGTATCTGTTCAGCGTTGTTTGCATACAGTAATGTTTTTGTGACTCCTGTATTTTGAGCTAATACAGTTCCTCCGTATCCGCTCAACGTCATCGGGGTAGTATAGCTGTAATGGGCGGCTAAGGTTGCATGATAGGCTGAATTTTGAGCGGTCTGGAGTGTTATGTTGGCATTACTGGTAGCCTTTACAGTAAGCCCCCCTGTTGTTTCTGTGGCGTCTATAAATGTAGTACCAACCACATGGAGCTTTGTATAAGTCCCGCTGGGTGTGCCGCCGATGCCAACTCTATTACTATCATCTATAATAATGCCTGTCCCAGTACCTCCTCCAGCAGCTAAACCTAAATAATCGCCACTACCAGCCCTAAACTGAACTCCCATATCTCCAGTTGCTGGACTTGTTTCCAGTTTTATATCTAGTGTGCGAGTTCCTTTAGCTAAAGATAATAAACCAGCAGGGCTTGTATCTCCGATGCCGACATTGCCCTTAAAATAGTGAATGTCACTTGCTATCGTTCCGAACGAAGTCCCGTGATCCACCGTTAAGCCTGTGCCGCTAGTCTTGGCGAAATAACCAGAGTCAGACGCCCTAAATGTTCCCGCCACTTGGAGCTTGTAGTTGGGTGCTGTCGTCCCTCCTATGCCAACATTTCCCGTGTCTCGCTCAACCGTCAGTCTGTTAACTATAGAAGTTTGATTGCCAGAGGTGAGATATAGCTTGTTGTCGCCACCATCATACTTCCATTGAAACCCGTATGTGTTTGCCGATCCAAATGCTGAGTTTGCACTTCTTTCAATTAAAGCTAATGAACTGTCGCCAGAGGAATCGCTATCAGATGAGACTGTTATTTGGCTGTCGGTAGCGTGATAAACGTCTAACTTTGTGCTAGGGTCAGAACCTCCCAAACCTATTCCAACACCACCGTCATGGGCAATGCGAAGTCGTTCAGAAACAACGTCTGAAGTGCGGGTTCCAAAAGCTAGGTAGGATTTATCGTTCCCAGCAGTAGCGTCTGTGTATGAACTACCTATGTATGCCAGATCGCCTGTTCCAGAGTACCATTTTATTCTAAACTCCTCATCGTAACCCGATCCGACAGTTGATCCTATTTTTAAAACGTCTACGTCTGTTCCGTCTGGAGCGGGGTTAGCACCATAGTCCAGTGTACAACTGCTAGCTACAGTTAGGTTGTTGCTAACAGTAACAGTTCCAGCCGCAGAAATAGTTAATGAAGTTGCTCCATCGTTTTTAAAATAGGTACTTCCCGCTCCAAAATAAATCGCCTCGTCACTAAATAAAGAACTTCCGTTGTATATTCCAGAGTAGGTTATGTCGCTGTATGTTTTTAATTTAGTTGCAGCACCGCCAATTGTAGCATCGCCACCGACTGTCAGGTTGCCAGAATTACTCAGCGTCAGTTTATCACCGCCAGCCCATTGCAACCCAAACGTGCCGTTGTTGTTATCTATGTCCCATTCACCCGCAGTAGACTTTAATCGGATACTAGCAAAATTGGTGCTGCTTTCAAAAACACTCCAACTTTTAACATTTAAATACCCAGTTCCATCTGGATCAATTATTACATTCTTATTGCCGCCAGACTCGGTGCGAATAGTTAGGTTATTTGCTCCAGCAGAATTTTCAATAAAGTCAGATTTTAAAACACCATTATATGTGCGAACACTTGCGCTGCCGTTGTAGATTACTGATAGGTTGCCCGTGACCGTTGCACCTGTGGAGGTTGTCTCAAATTTTTCAATACCATCGTAGTATAGTGAAGTTTTTCCGTTGGGGGTGAGCATGACCCCATTTTCCCCATTACTGGTCGCTTGAATTTTTAGAGTGCCTGTGGCATTTCTAATTCTCGCATCTGCACCATCATGGTAAATTTCCAGATCGTTACCCGTGCCGAAGTTAGCTTTTACATTGTCATTTAGTTTTAAACTGCCGCCGACTGTTACCCCAGTAGTTCTTACAATCAGATTTTGAACATTGTAGGTGTTGAACGCAATGGAGTCAGACGTATCGCTGTATATATATGTATCTGAACCTCCGTCCAACTTAAAGTGGTTTCCTTGAGGGATAGTCAAATTGCCGCCGACTGTCAGGTTGCCCGTGAGTGTGCCGCCAGCTAGGGGGAGGTGATCGTTTAAATGAAGTACCCCATCGCCAGCATTATTGCCGACCCAGAGCTTCTTGTCTGTGAGATTAACTGCTAACTCGCCAGCGTCTAAACTACTAGGTGCGCCGCTGGTATTGCGCTTAATCTGAATTGTGTTATTGGACATTTAGAAAGTTCCACAATCTATTGTCTTGTTCGTAAGTATCTGGGTTCCCGTTAAGGTGGCTACCGTGCTATCTATAGAAAGAAGGAAGTTGCTGTCTACGCTAATGCCTGTCCCTCCACTCACTGGTAAAGTCTGCCAGCTAAATGATCCGTCTCCATCCGTGATGAGGTACTGCCCGTTGGTTCCGTTGCCACTTACGTTTAGCTCTGCCGCGCCTACCGTGTTATCCGTAATCTGAGCAGCACCTACCGCGCTGAGAGTTGCGAGTGAGCCAAGGCCAGACACTTTAGTATTGGGTAAGCTGCCAGTAATGGAACTTGCATCCAGCTTCAGAGCAACCTTACCACTCTCAATCACCAATCCTCCGTTAGCTTTCAGATCAGCACTAAGCGTGTTCCCGCTCTTTGCAATACCATCCCCAGCAGTTATGGAACCCGTTCCGCTAAACTGAGCAAACGCCAAGTTAGCGAGAGTTACATCTTCATTGGTTGTGCAGACCCAGCCCGTGTCAGCGTAATCTGTTCCCTCTTCTACGAAGAAGAACATATTAGCGGAACAACTGTCATTAGCATTTAAATCAGTCGCCCTGCTCCATGACCCACTTGCCACTACATAAATTCCATTAGAAGACCCTTGAGCGGACACTAGAACGCGATCCCCAGCAACAGACGAAACCCCGTCAATCGTTGGTGTGCCTGACAGGGCTTGTGACGGAGAAATAACGTGTAGCCTGACTGACTCCCTTACGTCCAGACCTTGAACCGCCGCATCAACATCCGCCTTCCGCGCGGCATCGTTCGCTGCTACTGGCGCAGCTAGGTTTGTGATCCTCTTGCTGTTTAGGTTTACGTTAGCAGTAGGGACTGGCATCAAGTTAAGAGGCCCAGCCACTACTGGCCTGTTAGCTGCCTCTCCTCCTGTCTCGTTGCCTGAGCCTACATAAAGTATATTGCTGACCTCTTGGAAAGCTAACTCGCCTCTAGCTAATGCAGTTGGCGCAGCCGCTGGGCTGGTGTCACTGCGTTTGATTTTGATTATATTAGACATTAGAAGAATCCTCCATTGAGGGTTTTATCGTGAAGCTCTTGTATGTTTTGAGTTCCAACAGCATCTCCTTTTATTTTAAGTAGCTGTTTGATCTCTTCAGCGGTTAATGAAGAAGCTTCTTCAAACTCCATTCCCGCTATAGCTAGTTTTTTCCTAGCCTGACCTCTGTTTTCTCCACCCGCACCAATATACAGAAGACCATCGAGTTCATTGTAAGCAAGCTCACCCCGACCTAAGTTACGGGGTGGGCCTTTGCGCTTAGTCTCATGCTGTATCTTGGTGCGAACAGACATTAGCCAATTTTTTGCACTAGGATTTTATACTGCCAATTTGTTGTCCTTGCTCCGTTAAAAAATAACTTAACAGTATTGTCTCCGTTTCTATTAACAACAACATGCTGAGTGTGGCCAATATCAACTCCGTCGTATGCACGGTCATTAAGGTTGTCCGATCCGCTTGATTGCAGATCAATGATATCGACAATTACATTTCGAGTTCCTAGCCCGTGAGTAATTTCAACCGTGTCGTATGCACTACCAGATGTTGAGTCGTGACTGTATGTCACGCCACTTACAGCACTGTTGTCGTTGCTCCATGTTAGATCGAGCACATACCCTGAGCTTGCACCTGAGCCTCCTGACCCTGTTATTTCTGCTGCCATATGCCTGTTTCCTTATACGAACTCTGCGAATGAATATCTTGGGCTAGTACCAGCAATAGTAATAATGCCAGTGTAAGTATCTATTTTAACTGTTCCGCCAGTCCCGTTGTCCTGAGCACCTGATGCTTTAACAGTGTAATGAAATGAAGATGTAGAACCCCCAGAACCAAGCTTAACAAATAGAACATTCGTTCCTTGGTTTTGGATGGTTATGGATTTACGCCCTGCATTAGCAGTTATCGTAGCTCCTGATTTTGCTCCTGCCGTGTCAGCCTGCACTAAATTGCTAGGCTGCGGCCCTCCTCCTAAGTCTGGTGTGTATCCACTTGAACTCATATTATTTTTTCTCCTTAAAATGGTTTACCCTGATCAGGATAAATTTGTTTTCCTTGTGTCTCCTTTTGGTTGCACTCCCAGATCATTCCACTAACCGTGTCGTTAAACTCGGCAGTAGCCATCTGGTAAGATTCGGTATCGTGATCCCAGTCTCTGGCGTGTTCCTTGGTTACATAAAGCCTGACTGCTCTCTGCACCTCTGGATCGTCACCATCAACCACATCATTATCTGCCCATGTCTTTTTGAATCCAGTCCACTCGATGACCAAGGATTCTGAATCAATTAATCTTGGGGCAATGTAGAGCTTACCTCTGTACTTGGCCCACATGCCTGTGAAAGCTCTCTCCTCTGTATCAGCGGAAGTCTGGGCTCCAGCCTGCACGTTCTTCGGATCAGTAGTTGAAGCCGAAGCAGACTTGGTTGCATCCACTTTTAAATAATCGGTAGCTTCTTCGTTCCTGATCCATTCTGTAATATCCTGAAAACTCTTCTGCTTGTAGTGACGCTCATCAAACTTGCTCGATGAGTTGGTGTTATCCGAATCACTGTCAATTGTGTACAAGCGGTTGATAAGACCATCAGGCGCAGCCGTAACCGAAGTCCGAATGTACTCTTCAAAGTTGGCCGTGCTACCTGACAGCACATCCGTGTTAGTGACATTAAGCTGCTGATAACACGGGACGTACCTTTGAAGGTGTACTAAAGCCTCAACAATGTAGTTGTCGATTACAGTGCTAAGGTTCTCAGGCACACCATACGGGAATACCTGAGATCGAACATTCGATTTTAAAGTGGCAAAAGTCATTTAGATTTCTTCTTAAATTTTCCTACTCTTTTTTTAGGTGTAGGCTCTTCAGCTTTCACCTTATTACCAGACTCTACCTCCTCGGCAACTGGGGCAGGGTTTTTGTACGGGGACTGACTGGGATCTAAAGCTGTCTCCGCTATTATCTCGTCCCTCCATCTTCTCTGGGGAGCCATTCCCAAGGATTTTTTTTTTAGATACTCGCTGTATTCACCCTTAGTAGAAACAGAAACTCCTCCGATACCCTTGTTTATTGCGGCGTTTAATTCTCCTATCAAGAACTTGTCCTTCGTGGCTATATAACCAAACTGATAATCAACATGAGGGAAAACCAATTTTTGACCGTTGCTCAAGTATAGTGGAGTTGTAGGGTCAGACTGCTTGTAATACCTATTGTTCATGCGCTGTTAATTTAAAACGAAAAAAGGTGACAGGCAAGCAGTCGTAAGCCTACCTGCCACCTTTGGCAGTAACTAATATTTACTATTTAAGATTAATCGTCCAAGTCGGAGTCATCCAAGAGGTCAGCCGTAGATGCAGCAACATTAGACCCACCTTCAATCTGGTAAACCGCAGTGCTCTCAACAACTGTTGGTTCTTCAGCCGTGAAGTTCTCAACGATAAGGTTATCGTCAGGACACTCAACGATTGCAGTCCAAGTAACACTGTTAAGTGTAACTTCCTTAGTTGGCGAACGCATCACGCAGCCGTATCCACTGTCAACCTTGGCCAAGTCTTCCAGCGCACCAACAGTGTGCACCTTACGATTGGAATCTACGATGCCAGGATAAATACCACCACCAAGATCAAGGATCATTAAGAAACGACCCGTTGTGTTGATGTGGTTGTTAGCAGCATCAGCGTGCTGGCCAGCAATAGTTTGCTCAACATTCGCAGCAGTTGCGAAATCATCGAAGTAATGATCGGTGATAATGTTAAGTGTTACCCCTTGAGGATATAACAACTCGTAACTGCGTACACGGAAACCGAGCTTGTCGATCTTGCCGTCTTTAACTTGGTAGTCAAAAGATATGGCACTGTTTGAACCTGTGCTAGTAGCAGCACCATAGTATTTAACCATAGCACGCTGTATCAAACTAGCTGTCTTGCTGTCTGTGTAGACATCAATGTTATCAGAAGGTCGACCGCTGTTGGAACGAGTACGATAAAGCGTATAAATCTCGTTAAACAACTCAGCCAAGTTAAGCTTCTGACCTTTCAAGTCCTTAACCCTACCGCAGGCAAACAACTGCTCGTATACACCAATAGCGTTAGCCTTGCGACTAACAAGTGTACCAGTAGTTTTTCCATCAGTAGTGGAAACCCCGCCAAGAGTAGAACTGTAATGTGCATACTGAGGGCCAAGGCTAGTCCAGTTGGCAAGAGTTTGGTTTGCTCCAATACGCTTACCCCAGAAGAAGGAGTTCATCCATTCTTTCTGCCACATTCCACCTAGCTGGCGATTGCGCTCAGCAATGGTTACATCTCCGAACTTGGCAAAGTACGGGTTGTTAGCCGTGAGCTTAGCAAACCATTCTTTGTAGAACTCATCCACACAAAGAGTGTAGCGAGAAGTCTGAGTCCAGAACGGAACTACCTTATTAGGATTCAAAGCAGGGCGATTTTCACACCAGCTTTCGTAATCACTAACATTGTTAGCTCCAATAACAGCAACACCAGAATTAATCGTGGCATCAACATTACCGTCAGTAGCAGCCCCACCAGTCATTGATGAAACAAGAACATCTGTGTATGAGCCGTCTGCTTTTGGTTCAGAGTCAACAATAACCCACTGTGTTCTAGTAGCTTCACCTGTGGCTTTACGACCAAACGTGTGAATTGTTCCTCCTTTAACAAACCAGTTAGCTGCTCCGTCTAAACCATATCGGTTAACAAGACGAAGAACTCTAGTTGCAGCAGTGCTACTACCAGCAGCATTGCCGATACCATAAGTAACACCAGCATCAATACGAGTGTCAGTTAAAGGATATACTGTCGAATCGCCGTTAGCTGATTTGTACTCAGCATTAGTCCAACCTTTTATAACAGCCCAGAAGTCATCATTGATGATGCTCTTTTGAGAAGCCAAGATAAACGGCTCCATAATGGAGTCAGTACCCTGAATCTTTTTCTGGTTGATCAACGATCCCACGGGACGCGCAGAAGACATGAGCCAGTCGTATAGACCGTATGTCTTGGTTCCGCAGGCCTTTAACTCCATATTAGTGGTCATCAAGGACTGCATGTCCCGATAATGATCAGTTGATGCACTGCCAGATTTAAAAATACTTAGCAGCCCACTTGGAGTGGCGTATGCAATATTGGAACGAGTGATCGTTCCACATGAGTCGTAGTTATTTGAGACGGCGACCTTGCAACGATCACCTTGATCCCCAAACAATTCTGATTGTGTAGGCATAATATATTCCTCCTAAAAGGTGCTGAAATTTTATTAGCCCCACAATAAATTCGCTAATTCTTTTTCTGGCGTAGAAATCTCTTCTGTGCCAGTGGTCAAATTCGGGGAGTTAGTACCTTGAGCGGCAGACTCTGGAGACGCGGGTTTATTTACTGTTTTGGACTTTTTGGTTTTCTTGGTCTGCGCCGTTTTCCCCGCACTAGGAACTCCGTATCTTTCCAACATCTTTCTTGATTGCTCTATATCAGCGTTAACAGTCTGCGATATTTCTTTTACCAATTCGTTTTTGAGCAGCGTAGAATCTATAGTCCAATGCGTTTGTTTATCTGCGTTAGACATCCTATTAAACTCTGAGTTGGTGGCAAATGACTTGCCGTTCCATGTCTGACTAGAGGCTGGCAAGCTCTTAACATACTGCTCCCTACCCTTTATGAAATCAGCGACATACTTATGTGTTTCATTTCTTGAGTTGGGAGTGAATGTTCCACTGCGACTCTTGTTCTGTTCAATCTCATACACCATCGTGCTGATAGTCTCAGCCGCCTGAGATATCTTGTCATATACAAGAGGGTCTGCCTTTTCAGCTTCTTCCAGCCCTTTCTCGTCTATGATCTTCTCTATCTCTGGAGATACCTGAGAAACCATTTCCTTGATTGCAGACTCAGCAGTTTCTCTTGCTTGAGGCTGTGATTCTGTCCTGCGCGACAGCTTATCCTCTAGCTCCTCTATCTTATCCTGATATTTCTGTTCTACCTCTCCAAGGACATCAGCCATGTCCACCCTCTTTTCAGCTTTCTTAAAATCTTTCTGGGTATATTGGGGCTCGTTCTTTTCGTAGAAAGCAGCGTGTTCATCTGATTCGGGATCAAACTCATCATCTGGATTCTTAGCCATCCATTCTTTCTGGTACTCCTTGGATGAATCCACGAAGTCAGCAAACTTCTTACTAATTCCCTTATACTTATCGGGATTAGACTTCTCCATCTGATTGAAGATTTCGTATGTACCTTGATCCTCTTCGTCTAATTCCACTGAATCAACAGTAGGAGCCTGTTCAGTCCTGTTGCTTGCGTCACTTTGTTTAAGTGCTTCGGCTGCTGCCTGACCAGCAAGCTTAGCCATATCTTCATAAGAAGGTGCTGGTTCTTTTTTCTTTAACCTCTTCTTGGGTTTCTCCTCTGCAACAGTTTCCTCTTCAGCTTCCTCCTCTTCATCTTCTAATACTTCTGACTCTTCCTCATCTGCTTCATTGGGCGGGTTTTCTTTTTCCTCTTTAGTTTCCATCCCCATCATTTTCCGCAATTCAAAAAGATTATTTTCAACCTCCTCTTTTGGTTCTTGTTCGGTTTCTTTTTCAGGGTCTTCTGGTTCTAATTTATCAACGGTCTCCCCAGTATGTTCAATTATATCTGGAGCGACAAAATCAACATGTTTAACATTCGGGTCGTTTCTGTCTGCCCCTGATGCAGTCTTGTCAGTTTCCATTGATCCCTCAACTTCGATTCCTTGACCGAGTTCCAGTATTGGTTTTGGTGGTAATTCAGGCATAAGTGTCTATGTTTGTGTCTATTTCCAATTGTAGTTTATAAAGTTCTTTTTCTGGTTGAGAGTATTCACCCAGAATCTTTATAAATGATATTAACTCTGCCGCTTTTTTAACGTGGTCGTTAACTTCCCACGATCTATCTGAAAGATGATTAAGGCTGGACTCTTTTCCAGCCATAGCTTGATTGTAGGCAATCTCGTTCAGGACATACTTCCTGAATAATTTTGATTGCGGTGAATGAAGCCACTGCTTTACATCAGCAACCTCGTTGTCAGTTGTGGTGTTCTTCGTGTAGTTGATCAAACTGTATCAAGCGCAGTGGGAGGAGGTGGTTCAGGGGACGCGTTCTGTCCACCGACTTGCGCTGCTATTTGCTCTATTACCTGAGCTTGCCTCAATAGCTGATTGGCATTGGCCTCTGCCTGTCCAGCTAACTGTTGTGTTACCCCGCTGACATCCGTTAGCACCTGCTGCCTAACAGCTTCGCTACTCTGAGCTAACTGTTCCGCAACCTGTTGCTGAATTACCTGTGCTGCTTCCTGCAACTGACCCATCATTTGTTCCTGAACAGCAGCAACATTCTGCCCTGCTCCTTCTCCTTGTTGTTCCTGCGCTGCCTGCAATTCTTCCACAGACTTAGCCATCTTCAACCTGAAGTCTCTCGGTACACCTGATAGTTCAAATATCTGATTAAGCAGACCAACTGCCTGCTCTGGGCCAATCACTTGAGCAACCAAAGGATTACCCATTGCCGCCCCAAATAACTGAGCCATGACATTTGCACTGGCTGGGTTATTAATACGATCCATCCCGTCACGAACCGACGAGAAGGACTCTAAGGAAATAGCTGTCTTATCTTTCACGGCAACAACTGGCTTCGATGTTATTCCATCATCGGCATCCTCAACTGTAAACCCAAGCCTCTCCAACCTCTCTCTGGTAACAGGAGTCTGTAGCTGGGCATAGAACTCTGGCTCTCCGTATGCCATCAACCCATTGTAAATCTGGGTCTTCCACGCATACACTGCCCTATCCACTGACGAGCTTGTGAACTGCAACCTGTTACTGGTGTAACTGGCTATGCTCCTTACCTCTTCAGCAGTTTGCTCATGGGATGCCGCTGCTCCCACTTCCTGAGCAGAAAGAACAAGAACACGCTCAAGAATATCCAAGATGCTTCTGACTCCATTAATAACCTCCGTTGTACTTTGTTGTGGGAATTTGAATGATGTAAATGCTTTCTCTGGATCGTGCTGTCCGACACGCGCCTTACGGGATGAATAGCCTACAAAGTTCAATGTGCTGTACATGTTCTGCCCAGCATCATTGATCTCTTCGACTGTATCACCACCAACCTGATCCTCATCAACAAAGGTCATGTTAGTCAGGTTCTGCTTAATGCTTAAAAGATATTGAGTAAGCAAGTTCCCCACATGATCTTGGAACGGTAAAATCTCCAAGGACAATGATGGATTGACTGTCTGCAACTCGTTGCTGTCGTAGCCGTAGTAAACTACTGGGCAATATGGAAGCGGCTCCGCATAAATAACTGTATCGTCTTGAGCCACGCAGAATCGGAACCAAACATCATGATCGTAATCGAAGAGCCCCATCTTCTTGGGGTTTAATTTCTCAAAGTATTCGGTGACTAAAACAGAATAGTCATCATGCTCAGAAGTGTAGAATTGTACGTCCTTCTCTCTGTCCAACAATAATGCACCCGATTCTTTCTGAAGAAACTTAACAGTCCCAGAATAACCAGAGTTCACATATAACCCAAAGTTGGCATTGCTAGTAAGCCAGTCAATACTTCCAGCAGCAACCTTATCAGTGTTATAATACATCTTGTTATTTGCCACTTCTCCATATCTCTGTATAGCCCAATAACCGCTAAACTTACAGCCCGTATCCGAATTAAAACTAGAAGGTCTATGGGCTATATCCCAAAATGTTCTAGCTGGGTGAGGAGTATGATATCTAATCCCCTCCTTTGTATATACTTCCTTTTCACCTCCATCCTCATCTCTAATTGTTTGTTTCTCGCTATGCCAAGATTCCTTTGGAAACTGCAAGCAGTACCCATAATGTAGCATCTGGAATATACTTTGAGATAGAACACTGGAATAATCGTATTGCTGAGAAATAATCTGAACACGATCCGTTACGATCTCCCCTTTAACCCTGTTTTGCTGAGTGCTCTTGTGAGGCTCATACTTAAATAAAGGAACCAAGTTCCTGTCATTAAAGATACGCGCCCATCTGATCGTCACATACGCCTTAACCAAGGGAACAAATATCTGATAAAACCTTGGAAGGTTCAGTGCCTGAGTGGTCTCACCCTTGGCAGATACATGATCCTCTATTAAATGAGATACCCCCCAGCTATCCAGAGCCTCGGCCACAGACTTATCGTCTCCCTTTTTGGAAACGAGACTATGTAACAGCGTGGGGGAAATTTGTCGGAGCGGAGCGTTCCAAGCCAAATCGAGTGCATAATATAACTTATGATCACGAAGACTGCGGCTTACACCCTCCTGAATGCGATTACGCATCCTGCCAATCAGCTTCTCAATCTGCTCTGGCTTTTTCTCTGCGGAGAACACAGACCTCATCTTCTCTTGTGAGTATCCACGATCCTTTAAAATATCTAAATCTATCATATTAGTACTGGCTTTCCTTTTCTTTCAGCCTCGTCGACTGCTTTTTTTAACCTGTTATAACGCTCCTTTAAGGAGCTTTGGCCGTAAAGTTTTAAAAACATTTTAACAGGAACACCTTCCTCGACCTTGCCTGTCGCCCCTTTGTATTGGCCAAACACAACGGTTCCTTTCTCTAGGTCGAACTCAGGTTTCAGCCTCTTTATGTGGATAGAGAAGGAATATCTTCCTTGCTTATCCTGAGTAACCAAGACCTTGAGGTTATCCTCTATCGCTTCCCGCATTAAGCTAACGCTTCAGGCTCGTCCATCTCTTCTGAGTCTGGGACTTCGTACATGTAATCCTCTATATCCAGAGTATCGACCTTGATCTCTACCCCTTCTGGGCTGATAGAAGAAATACTGCCAGAAACATTATCCAAAATAACGGAGTCATTGACGGCGTATGAAGACATTAGCTCAGCCAATTCCTCATAACCTTCTTTCGTTAAATCTATTGATACTGTGATCATTAAATTAATATGTACTGCTGCTTACAGTACACCCTGAACCGACTATGGTAGTTTAATATTCTTTGTCCAGCATATAGATTACTTGGAATGCAATTACCGCGACACTAATATCGCGGAGCGATGAGCGAAGATGATGGTGGCGTATGGATGCCACGACTTAGCCCCAAGCAGTACGAAATCTTTAACTGCTATGGCCGATATGTACTTGTATCTGGCCCCCGTTACTCAGCCAAAACATGGGGCGTTCTACAGAGGCTCATGCGTCACGCATGGGAAACCCCTTCTGCCCGTATAGGTGTGTTCACTAACACCCTGAAAAATGCCAAGGTAGGTGTGTGGGACTTGTTATATCAGAAGATTGTACCTGAATGGACTGAAGAACTAGAAGGATGTGAGCTTGTAACGCCCATGAAAATGGATGGAGCTACCCGAATGGAGCATTTTAGAATAAGTAATATGCACGGGGGTGAGTCTGAATTTCAGCTACATTCTCTTAAAATTGAGGACGAAATAGCCCAAAAGGTTAAAGGAACAGTGTTTTCCTGCATATTTGTGTCCGAGCTCACCAACTTTAAAGAGGATTATGTGTTCCGTTTTCCGAAGGGTCAGCTTCGTATGCCTGGAGTTCCTTACGATTCACACATGTGGATATCCGATACCAACCCATGCGAAGAAGAAGGGCAAGATTTCTGGGCATATAAAATATGGTATGAAGAAGCACAGCGAGATGACCACCCAAATCCTGATTACCAAAAGAATTTAACACTAATAGAGACAAAAGTTGCGGATAATACATTCCTAGACCCACGGGAGTTTGAGGATTTAAAGGCCACCTTTGCACATGATCCTGACTTATATGCCTCTTATGTAGATGGAAAGTGGGTGGAGACCTCCAAGGATAGTTTCTTTACTGGCGTGTTCGCATCCCGCCATGTAGGAGGAAACAACGAAGGTAGCTTTGAAGATTGGGACGTACTACTCCCAGACGAAAACACTGATGTGCTCTATACTGGCTGGGACTTGGGCGACAAAAACCACGCGGCTGTTATTATGGAGAAGGTTCTTACCACATCAGGCCCAGCCTTTAACGTGCTCGATGAGTTAGTCATCATTGACGGAGAAGTCACCATCGAGGACTTCACAATCTCCTTCCAAGAAATGATGCGTGAGTGGGAGGAGGTGGCTGGTAAAAGATTCCAGTGGGTTCACTGGTCTGATGCCAGCGCGGTTGACCGATTCCGATCTGCGGCTGGCACATGGGACTCGATGATTGTATCCAGAGTTACTGGCGGGGAGATCGTCCTGAGCCCCTGCCCTAAGTTTGCTGAGTCTGTGAGGCTCCGTGTGATGCTTACAAAGCAATTGCTAACCGAGGGGAGGTTAACTTGTTCCGTGCGCTCTGAAGGGCTTATAGAGAGCTTAAAGGGGGGGTTGAAAAAGACTAAAGGTAGAAGCAAGCGCACTTATGTTCGCAATAACAAACATAAGCATGTTTGGGATGCCACTACCTATTGCATTCTAGGCGAAATGTTCCACGAAATTCAGATTGGAGACCACTCACCAGCAGCTAAGTTGCTCAGATTATAGCATCTTCTTGATCATCATGTGGCTCGCTTGCATCATCCAACATTGAGTTTAATGAGTTTTTCGCAAATTCAGCCATTCCGACAGCAGTCAAGCACCCCCCAAAAAATCTAACAGATATAAAGTCATCCTCGTCCATTTGATCACTGGCTAGTACCAGCAACGAGCTATTAAAATGCTCCCCAAGAAGACCGCTAATCTTCCTAGCAATTTCTTCTTGGGTCTTGGTCATTAATACTTTCTCCTCTTAGATACAGTTTTTCTCTTAACTGATTTTCTTTTAGGAGTGGACTCATGAGGTGCGTTTTCATTTGGCCCTAATTGTCTTCCAACATGTCTCTGACTCTTGTGAGGTTTTGCATTACCCTTTACTACTGGGTTCCCTCTTACAACCAGACCTGTCTTTCCTGACGGGCTCTTAGAGGTGGACTTTGCTTTAGCTCTAGGTTTAGACGCTCTTCGTAGGTTGTCCCTCTTCATTAAGGCCATTCGCCTATCGAACTCCCTCTTCTCGGCGGCGGTCATTTTTTTCTTTGCTGGCATATATTAACTCCATTCATCGGACTCTAGTAACTCCAGTATAGTCCCGTAGTTCTCTATGTCCTTCGCTGTGTCTATCATACTTTCCTCTATAACCTCTGGCGATTCTTTGCTCTCTATGCGCTTCCAAGTTAGATTCATCATGCGCTGGAGTTTATCATTGAGCCTGAACCCCACGCCAAGAATGTTCAGGTCTTTCTTATCCCACGCAGCTATATTCTTACTGCCGTAGTCACTCTGTTTTCTATCAAACAATAGTATATTTTCAATTTTATACTTGATTGCCTTCTTTGCCATTCCCGTCTTTAGGCCCAGTGCCTGCGACATTATCCCCGCGAGGAATGTTGTGCTCGGCTTGTGTTGCATCGCCTTGAGCGTTTCCATTATTGCCTCCCTCGCCTGTTCCGTTGTCAGACTCTCCTCCTGTGATATTGACTTGTTTTGGGTCATTGATTTGAATTGGTGCTACTACTTGTCCAGCAGCAAAGCTGGCTTTCTTTTTAGCCTCCTCTGGCTTGATCTGTTTGGCATTTACCATATTACTACAGATTTTTGCTGATTCTGTTAACTGCTTGGATACTTCAACCGCTTTGCTTATAGCTGTTAACTTAACAGTCTCGTCATCTGATTCGTATGCTATATCTGCCGCTAGTTGCATAAGAGGTTCCAGCTTCTCCGCTGATAGGAATACATACCCTATACTGGTCTTAACTACCCCTTCCTTCTCTATAAAGTCTCCTAGCTTCTTTAGCTCCCCATACTTTTTTCTTTTTAAAGCTACTAATCCTGTTTCGGCCGCTGCTTGTTTAGCTTCCTTATTTGAAAATAATCCCTTAGTAGGCGGTACTTCTACGGGGTTACTATCTGGGACATCGACTGTCCCACCATCGGGTATTACTCCAGTATCACTCATTCCATCCAAACTCTAAATCATTATCACGCGCCCAACATGTCGCGTCCTTATACTTTGTTTTCAAAGGCATATAACACATACATCCTAATTCAGGATCGTCATGTCTCCCGCAAGTCTTTCTCTTGGGGTTGAATATCGGACACTGCCAACACTCTCGGTATCTCGCCAGCCGTGTGGTCGAGTCCACCGTTTGCGTGTAAGGCATCCCGAAGATTGACCACCACATCAACTGGCCCCCTGTTCTCAGGATGCTTGGCAGACACTTGGCGAGACCTAATGAACGGCACAAGGAAGTGGCCCCCTGCAACGCGACTATTGCGAATGCCCCCGCACGGGATAGCCGCTTGCGATACAAACGAACGATAGACATCTAACAGTTTTCCTTTCAGTTTATAAATTAGCTTGGCCACATACTTACAATAATCTGCTGCCGATAGCTTACTTCTCTTTTCCTTCTCTGCCTTTATGGTGCTTGCCCACCACTGCTTTTTAGGAACCACCTCTATCGTCCAATAGATGTGATCGTCCTTAAATGCCAGTAGTCTGGTGTTGCTCATCTCAGCCCAGAATCCTTTGTCCTGAGCTATCTCCACACACGCCTCATGGCCCTTACCTTTGAAGTCTTGGCCAAGCGATTTGAACTCATCATAGAGCCCATTCTTCCAGTTAGCTCGGTACGGGATCGGATAAATTTCTGCAAATCCTAGATCAATGGAATCCTGCTTGTTGACCATCATTTCGAGCATCTGCTCCTGCATGACCTCCCATACAAGCTTCATCTGAGGCAAACTGATAACTCCTGTTTCTGCTATGTTTTTCAGGAGTTTTTCATTGCTTTGCATTTTTTTTTAAAAAGGGCTTGCCGCCTCAAGGTGCAGGTGTACTCTTACCCCCGCAGAGGTTACTTGCCTGCTACCCGCAGGCTATCGGCTAGGAAGAAGAAGAACAACAGTATTTTACACCCCCTTACGGGCCTATGGCTTAGCTAGTTTCTCGCTTTTCTAGTAGCCGACCTCTGCAATCTGGCCTGCAAGGGGGTCTTTTTTTTACAATGACAGTAGATCAACTTAACCGAACGAAGCTCGACCCACTGAGCTTTCGCATATACGCAGCCCTGTTATGTGAAGACGATATGTCTATAAACAAATTGTCCTACAAAACAGGTATGACTCGTAAAGCAATTAGTAAAAGATTGCCCTCGCTGATATCCAAACAGCTAGTCATCAAGACCAATAACCGCTCCAAGGTATCCACCTACTCAGGTCTAGATACAACTGAGTCAATTGACGCAATAGGTGAGTCTAATGACTCAGTAGTTGAGTCAAATGACCCAGTTCAAGTTGAGTATAAAGACTCAGTTACTGAGTCAGATGACTCAAGTGTTGAGTCAATGAACTCAACAGTTGAGTCTAAAGACCCAGTTCAGGACATTTTTATCGGCGGAATGGGCGCAACTGCGGCTAAATTCTCTTAACACATATATATCTATATATATATATATATCTATAACACAAATTAACATCTATAGTAGTACAATATAATTAACGAGGATGCAGAGGTTAAATAATAAAAAGCTAGACCATCTTGAAGATTACACAGCAGAGCGAGGACTGATCGGTTGTATTCTTCTAGACCCCCAAATCTTAGACAAGCTGCTTACGAGGGAAGATAGGCCGCTTAATCTATTCACCGATCCGATCTGCAAGAATCACATGCTGGTGATACTTGACCTATACGACAAAGATCGGCTGATAGATAAAGTCACCATCAATCGCAAGTTCATCGAAAACAATATCCACCAGAACATCCAGTTCGTGGATGAATGCGAGAGCATCACACCCTCCCCGCTCAACTGGGAGTACTATCTGGAAATCCTGCAAGAAACAAAAATGAAGCGGGAAACCAAGTCACTATGTGATGAGGTATCATCAAGGATAGCACAAGACCCCAGTGCTAAGCCCACAGGGGTACTAGAAGAGCTTTTTGAAAGAGCAGAGGGTCTGTGCAAGGTAAGGGATTCAGAAACGTCTGTAAGGGCTTATAAGGACATTAGGCAGGATACCGTGGAGTTCTTCACTGATTGCTTCAACCGTAAAGGTGGCATCAAGGGAATCACTACTGGCTTATACAACCTCGATCAGATGATCTCAGGACTCAACAAAGGTGAACTGAATATCATCGCCGCTAGGCCAAGCGTAGGCAAAACTTCACTCGGTCTCTGCATCTCCGATGCAGCAGCAGCCCGTGGTCATAACGTCCTGTTCTTCTCCCTAGAGATGACAGCCGCTCAACTCCAAATGCGATCCATCTGCTCCGAGATGAACCTCGACTACCGTGACGCTCTCAAAGGCAACCTTTCCCAAGATGATATGAAGAAGATTCAGGCTGGCATTGACCTCATCGGTAAACGCCCAATCTTCGTCGACGATAGCGGAACCTGCACCATCCATAATATTAAATCTAAATCCAAAAGACTTAAGCGTGACGTAGGCATAGACCTAATCGTAATCGACTACCTCCAGATAATATCATCCTCCAAGAAATTTGAAACCAGAGCCCTAGAAGTAGGATACTGGTCATCACAACTAAAAGCCCTAGCAAAGGACTTAAACGTACCCGTAGTCTGCTTATCTCAACTCTCCCGCGCTGGAACCATAAACGAACGTAAACCTCGCCTAACAGACCTCAGAGACTCAGGAGCAATAGAACAAGATGCAGACGTAGTAGTTATGCTCCATAGGGATAATGACGTTGACATGTCTGACGGAAAACCATACCCCTTGTCCCTCATAGTTGCCAAACAGAGGAATGGCCCAGTGGGTGAAATCAATATTGAGTTCGTCCCAAAGTACACCAAGATGCGAGACGCTTCACCTGTAGTAGACATTCCCGTAGACAGCTATGGGAACACACCATAACAAGCAGCTAGGAACAGCCGCTGAATGCGTTGTCACCGCTGAATTAATCAAACGTAATTGGTTCGTATCCACTCCCGAAGGAGACTACGCCCCCTACGATAGAATAATAACTAAAGGCAGATTCACTCATAAGGTGCAAATCAAGTCTGCCACCAAATTTAACCACCCTTCAGGCAACGAAAAGGCCTACAAGTGGACTATCAGGGGAGGCCACTCTAAAAAAACTATCCATGACAGATGCGATATAGATGTTTATATCTTCGTTGGTATGCCAACCAATGAGTTTCTCATCATCCCTTACGATGCCATCTACGGAATGAAGACCATATCAGTCAATACCTCTAACATAGATGATGCAAAATGGGGAATCTATCTAGGCGCATGGGGACTTTTAGAGAATAAAGGCTTCAGAGATACTATTCAGGATCATTAATTCGCCTAGCCTGCACTATAGCTCGCTCTATTATATCAATAGCCTTCTGATTTCCTATTGTCGCAACCTCTTCAAGAGCCAACTGTAGCGTTTTAATTAAGTCTGCCATAGCCCAGACAGCCTATCAAATAGGTATATACCCGAAAAGTCGTTTCTAGAAAATGGCTTAGAGTCGCGCAAGGGCATATACATATACATACAGCGCATGGGGGTATGGCCCCGCTCCCACCCCCCATCAATTTTTTGACCCCACCATCATTGACTCCGCAACTCCCCGCCAAATAATATAATTCGGTTTTCTGTACTAACTGAAAACCGAAAGCAAAACGGGGCGGTTACTATAGTGTAAGGGAAAGGCAATCGCCCGAACCTACAACTTCAACATTCCACAAATCCAAAATATCATGAGTGTAAAAACTGATAAACAGGAGTCAAACAAGACTGAAACCCGCTCACAATC